ACACCCGGACATACCCATCATCACACCCTATAGCGACCTTCCTGTCGCTGGGGGTCAGACCCTCAAGGAGAGCGGCGCTATAGGGCTGAAGCGTCGTGGCTCCGAACAGTTGCGGCCACCAAGACTTCGTCCGGGCCTCCCAGAACCAGTGCTGGGTCGTGGCGCTAACGCTCCCCGTCAGGGGCGTGATGAACACATGCAGGCCCTGGCACTCTTGGTCCCACACCAGCTTGGGCATGTATTGCGACAGGTCCACATCGCGCAACGTCTCTGCAATGGTGTCGCGCGTAAGCTCAATCGGGGGCTGCGAGCGGCCATCAACAGTAGGGCTCATGACCCACACGCCGCCACGGCTGCCAAAGAAGTACATCAGGCCCTCTGGGCTCAAGGCCCAAGAGTCGCCAAACGCCATCCCCGTGACATCCGTGAAGTAGTCGATCTGGCCGATCTCGCTCAGGTCGCCCCGGTACTGCGTGATGCTGTGGTCGCCGCCAACCAGCAGGACATCGTCGTAGAACGGGGCCAGCGCGTTGACCACGTCCGGGTTGCGGGCTGTGTCTTGGTTTGCCCCGCCAAACGCCTTGGTCAGGCGATCCACCTTAGGGAAGAAATCCCAGTCGTATGGGTCGCCCACGGCGCTGGCGAAGATGGTGTTGGGCTCGCGGTCACTACGAGCTAGGACCATGCGGCCACGGTAGAAGGCAGCCAGTCGGCAGCCCTCAGGGATCTCGCCTGCCGTGTCGGCCTCCCAAGGCTCAAGGACGCCGCCATCCTTGATGGGGTCGTAGACCTTGTAGAGGCCATTGTCCACGAAGAACATCTGCCCATACGCCGCAACGGCCTTAGTGAAGGCGGAGCCGCTAGTGCGCGCGACGGACCCGATGCTCGTCCACGACGCCCCATTGCGCTTGTAGGCGTTTGATCCAGCGACGGCGAACGTCAGGACGTTACGCACGTCTTGGTTAGTCGTGGTGCGCGAGATCAGCGCGATTCGGTGGCGCGTGTTGAGTTCGGAGTAGACCGTGCCGTCAGCCTTGACGTTGTCATTGGCAATCCACAGGTACTCCGGCCCGTCAATGCTGGTGACGGGATAGACGTGTTCAAGCTCGGGCTTGACCGCAATAGCCCGCGCGGCGTAATCCGTGGCTCCGACCACGCCAGCGTTCAGGTCATATCGCCAGTTGGTCCCATAGCCGCTAATCCCGGTGACTCGCGTGTTGATGACGTCAGTGGTCACATCGCTTTGGGCCTTGCGGCTCAAGCGATAGATATGGTTGTCCTTGGTCCCGCCGCTAAGGTTTCCACGGCTGGGCACGTAGGCGTTGCCGTCTGCGTCTACAGCAATGCGGATCGGGATGTCGTCCGGGTCAGCAGCCCCAGCTTGGTAGTCCCCGCCGAAACACCACGCGCTGTTGTCCGGGTCGGCAGACTTGATGCCATCAGAGCCGGGGAACTGCTGGAAGATCACCTTGAAGCGCGAAGGCTCCGACGAGGTGATGTCCATAAGCGGAGTGCTATAGAAGTCCAGGGCGTAGATACGCAGGACTCGCACGTCGGTCACGCCCTTGGGGGCAAAGATCGCGTACCCCGGCTCAGTCAGGGCTGAGAAGGATCCAGTCCCCTGGACGGCGGCCATGATCTTCTCTTGGAACCCACCCGCCGAGGCATCATCAAACGTGGCGTCCAGATCCGCCCCGATATTGACCTGTGTGCCCGTAGCTCCACTGGCAACGAACGTGATCGTATTGGTCGTGGTGCCGTCGCTGAACGCCAGCGTGTCTGAGGCTTGCGGGTTTTCGTAGAAGTGAATCTCCGCGAACCCGTAGCGACGGATACGTGCAAACGGCCCAACGTCTACGATCTTCCGGCCAATGACGCCGAAGTCGTAATCCGTGCTGCCCGTAATCGGGTTGCCGCCGGAAGTTGGGTAGCCCAGATCCTTGGGGCCATAGGTGTAGATCAGGCCCTCAGTCTCATCGACGCCAACCGCGTAGCCCATGCCAGCGCCAGCGTATGCCCAGAGGTGCTGGTTGTTGATAAGACTGACTTTGGCCGTGATCCCCTGGGTTGAAGACAGCGCGTCTACAATGCGCTGCCCGGTGACGACGTCCGATACGGTCGTGCCGCTACCGCCAGTCGGGGCGTTGGAGGTGTACTGGTTGCCAGACACCGTGCCTGCTCCGCCAGAAGTGTTGAGGACGCTAGACTGCACTCCCCACTTCCACGCCATGTAGGCTTCGACCTTCTCGACCTCATCGAAGAAGCCGCCAGATCCGCGCGTGCCGTAAGAGGCATCGTGGGGACTGCTCGCCGCGCTGCTGTCCCCGAAGTAGGTGATGGCCTCGCACACCCAGCCGTCAAAGCTGGAGATTCCGCCAAGGGCCCCAGAGTTGGCAAAGTCACCCGTTGCTCCACCAGGGTAGCCGCCCCAGACCTTTCCGCCGAGGCAGTCCCTTGCGGGGGTGCGCTTGAAGTTCTCAGGCTTGAACAAGCCGTAGTTCGCACCAGACCCAGTCAAGTCCTCGTTGCTATTGACTCGGATACGGATGCGGTACTCCGATGAGCCCGAGTCGTATTCGCAGATCAGGCTAATCAGGAAAACGTTCTCTAGCTCCGCGCCGCTAATGGTTGGCGCGTGAACCTCAATCGCGCGCGTATCAGATCCGCTGGACTCCTGAAGGACCGGCAGATCGTCAACCGCGTCAATGTCCGTATCGGTAGCCGTACCGATGGGAGCGAACGGGACTCGCCAGTAGGGCGTATACAGCGCCACAACTCCAGTGGACTGCTGGATGTTTGCATTCCACTGCGCTGTGTAGTTCTGGTTCGCAGCGTTGCCAAGAACGCCATACTCCGAAAAGTACGGGTACTCTGCTTCGTCAGGATGGCCTGCGCTTGAGTTGCCCCAGCCATGCGCGTGGATGGTTAGGGCGATGTAGTTCGGAAAGGGCACATTGGACCAGCTACCCGAGTTCGCCATGTTGAGCAGCCACAGAGCCATAGGCTCAGTGGTGCGCGTACGAACGAGCATCGTCGTGGCCCAAGTGTGCGTCAGAACCTGCGGATACAGTCCGCCACTGCGGGACAGCGAATCACTGGTGTTGACCTTATCGCGGTGCCATTCTCCAATTCCCGCAAGCGCCGGGAGGGCTCCGCTGCCCTTCTCAAGATATGGCTGAATTCCACTGTTTACCGACCCTACAGTGGGGTCAAACTTATAGGCCGGGAAGATGACCAAGCCACTAGGGTCATACTTCGGAAGCTGGCCGTTACTGTGGACGGGGATCGCGTGACCGCGAGATGTTTGGTCTGTGTACTCCGTCGCAAGCCCGGACGCTACCCGATATGCCTCGCGTTGGTCGAACATGCCGACCTGCGTTCCGGGGGCTGCGGCTGCTTCACTGCGAGCGTCAATCCAGCAGTGCAGCCTCTCTTCCCAGTTATTCAGGTCCAGCGGGGTCCAGTCAACCTCTCCTGAGCCCACGCCATCAGTCAGGTCCCTGTCGCTGCGAGCATCAGATGGTGCCGTGGCGTACACAAGGCCGCCCTTGCTAATCGCAATCTGACGGACAGGGTAAGTCAGGTCGTATGTGGTCGAGACCGTGGGCTGGGTGCCGTCCAGGCCAGTGATCGCATAGACGAAAGCCTCCTCGTCGGATGACTTGTTGACCGCAACGAAGAGGGTCCCTGCCCGGTACAGAATGTCCGCAAACTCACCATCGTCAGTCTCAAAGACCCAAACGATGCTTGCGGCGTCATCGTCCTCCGCGACTTCCAGCTTGATGATGCGGCCCTGTTGCCCTTGGGGGCCAATGAGCGCGAGGTAGATGTTGCCATCAGCGTCGATTGCGAACCGCTCTAGCGCAGTGAACGTGCCAAGCGGCACCGCCTCCGACCACAACAGAACGCCATCAGCGTTGCGCTTCTCAATGACCGCGTCTTGCGTCAGCCAGTACGAGTTGCCGCCCTCATCGACCAGAACGTCCAGCGTGGACGAATCCGTCTCGTTAGCGCCTGCCCAGTCCTCCGAACGCCCAGCGATGTAGTTGAACGCGGGACGGTCGTAGACCAGCGAGCTAACGCTGCGCACCGCGTTGGACCCGTTGGGCTGCGCGGCATTGAGCTTTGCCAGCCCAGGCCGCTGCCCACCCTGCATACGCTCCGTGCCCGCAGCGTAGTTGCGGACATTCTTCGCATCCGATGTCGTAAGCTCGGGCTGGTCGCCCTGCGCGTTGTTATCGACGCGGCCCTTGAACGGCCATTGGATGCGCTTGCGTGCCATCTCAGGGGTTCGTCACTTGG